TGCCCGAGAACATGAGCGTAGTATACGGTGCTTGAGCCATCGTTGACGGCTTCAATTGCTACGCGGTCAATATCGTTTGCCCCCGTGCTTAAAGTGCATTCTACATTGCCAGCCCATTTAAGAGCTGCTGGCCACGACATTGTGCGGTTGCCGGTCCCGTCCTGAACCAAATCAATCGTTACCGTTTTTGACTCGTTCGCCGCTGGGCCGTTTGAGTAAGTGATGCCGGTCTGGTTTCCCGTTAGTGTTATCCTCTGGTGAGACCCGGCGTCAAAGTCGAGAGCCATTGAGCCCGCACTCGATGAGCTTGTAGCGTAGGTGCCTTGCCCGGTGACGCCGCCGCCGCTTGCCGGGACTCTTGTAATATTTGCGTCTGGCATAACTTACTTCCTTGATGTTGTTGCTTTGATTCGAAGCGTTCCACTCATAGAACTGCCGGTATCGTCGTACTTTGCACGCACATGCTCTAGCTTCATGTCATAGTTAAGCACTTCAAGAGTGTTCGCCGTCAAGGTAAGCGTTTTTAGCTGCGCCTCTGTTTCTGTCCCGTCGCTATCGGTAAAAACAGAATAGAGAATAACTTGACAGTTGTTTGAATCAGTAAAGACTTCCCAAGTCTGCGACCCGTGTTCCTGAACTTTTAAATCAAGAGCGGTTGTAGCTGAGATAGTGCCGCTGACTGCGGTCTTAAAGGTAAGCGTTCTCATCAAATCCTCCTAGGGCACAAGGCCGAGACATATCTTCATCTCAAATGGTTCAGGTCATGGCCTGTTCTACTGGTAGTATAGCGCGATTGGCTGACTCTTTCAAAGAGGCAACTCGCCTCTGGGGTCGTCTTCCCTGCTCTGTCACTTTCATGACATTCTGCATGGCTCCGATAAAGCCAGGGTTAAGCGTTGGGCTCAGGGGTATTCCCGTAAAGCTACTTAATTGCAGGTTGTCCGCGTAGCTAATTGCGTTTCCGGTCTTTTCTGCTTCTTCTCGAATGTCACCCAGCAGCTTATCTGTGAACTCTTGAAACAGGACAGGGAAGGCCTGTGCAAATGTTCGCCCCATAATACGGCTAGCAGTGCCATCTTCTAGTGCCTGGGTTGTTACCCCTATCGGGTCTGCCAGGGTGTCCCTTACCTGCATGTACTCAGCCTTGCCGGAGTCCGACATTACCATCTTCTGCTGTCCCGTTAGCGGGTCAGATTCGACAATGGCTGCCTTGGCCGCTGCCGCCTGAAGGATGCCCATCTGCCTTACCGTTGCGTTGGTCAGCTCTTCCCGCAGCATCGGCGCATCTTCTAGGTCGGCAGTGCCCTTTTCAATGCGAGCTGTAAGAGCATCAGGGGCTGAGACTTGCTGGATGGCTTGCATCTCTGCTGCGATGTCCTCGTTCGAGTCGCCTGTGGACTTCACGCCTACGAGCGCCAAGATGGATGGAACCTTCGATGCTCTTTGCGGGCCACCCGCCTTGTTCTTGATGATCCGATTGGTCACCCGAGACACACTCTTGTCTATGCGCTTAGTCATCATAGACTTCATGTTGTGGACCACCATGCGCCGTCTGATGGCGTTTCCGGGCCGGATGATGTCGTTGGCTGCGGCAGCCACAACAGCGCCTGGTATGCCGCCTATGGCGTAAGCAGCGCCACCAGCAAGCAGGGACATGGAGCTATCGTTGGTCTGAGATAGGTGTCGGAGTTCTTTCTGTGCTGCGAGGAGTTCTCCGAAGTCGGCCCATTTTTTGTTGATGGCCTCGGTGTTGCGGGCGAGGCGGTCAAACTCCTTGCCCGTTCCAACGGTGTAGTGGGCTTTCGCCGCACTGGTAAACTCTTGAAACTTTCTGATGGTTTCCTCGAAGACCTGCTTGTCTATTTTTGAGCCGTCATCAAAATCATCAGCTCTTCTCAGGAAAGACTTAATCCTATTGCTGTTCGCTTGCCTTTTCCCCGCCACCTTAACGGTAAACTTCTTGTTGAAGTCTGGGGCAATCTTTAGCAGTTCATGAAACGGGGCGTTGACTGCCTTTTGGGCTACGGCGGCTTTTCCGAAAAAAGCCTCGTCTTCGAGGGTGTTCCGCATTAGCTGATAAAGATTGTTCATCTCAGCATCTGTGTTAAACCCTACCGACGTTTCTGGGCGGCGCTTGTATGCGTAGGACCCAACTGTTTTTTTGAAGCTATCTAGCTGATTAAAGAGATTGCCGACAAGATCCCCGTAGTCAGTCATAATTGGAATGGTTAATTCTGGCGCGGTTTCTTTAGCCGCTCTAAACGATGCGGTTGCGGCATCTGCTTCAGAGCGAATAGCTGCTCTTTGCGCCAGCAGGTCGTCAAGTTCTTGCTGTGCCTGCCCTCTAGATCGCGTGGTGTATTTTCCGTCTACAAAAATATCTTCCGATACCCTGCCGGAATCCACCTGTCTCTGTCGGTCATCAATCTCTTTTGTAAGCCTAGCGTCTTCCGCTTGAATTTCCTTGCCTCGACCAGACTCCCACTCAGCCGCTTTGGCGTCTGCCTCGGCTCTAGAAGCCTTTCTTTTTGCTTCGTCAACAGCGGCGGTTTCGCTTTTTGAGATGTATGAAAGAGGCGCCTTTCCTGTTGGGCCAGCACTCACCCCTCTCTCAACCCCAAAATCGAGCATAAAGCTTCCGCTGTCTGCGTCGAAAACTATCTTGCTCTTAGGCGGCATATGGCCAGTTCTTTTTAACTGGTTTTCTATTGAGGCCCCCATCAGGGCTATCTGCTCATCCACCGCCTTAAGGAGCTTGCCTTTGCTTGGGTCGTCTATCTGAAGGATTTTATTCCTAGCCGCTACCAGGGTATCCGTCATCGCGCTTAGGGTTATTTGCGGGTCTGCGACTTTTGCCAAGTCGCGCATTTCGGCGCCTTTTACCGAGCCGGTGGTAAGGCTGGACGCTGTCTCCATGTCAGCCAGGAAGGAGTTAACAAAAGACTCTGTTTCTTTGGTTGTTCCTTTTCGAATCTTGTCAAACTCAATGTATCTATCCAAAAACTCCGGGTCTCTAAACTTGGCAATCGTCGCCCTATCGCCACTGGTCATAGCCGCAGTCAGGTCGTCAGAGAACTGGGCCACCTTGTCGCCAAGTCCCTTAGAGAACCTGTTGCTATGGAATGCTTGGAAGGCTTTGGTGAGCGCTCCTGGGCCAGCACCGAGAGCGGTTCCGATGCCGCCCGACAAGAGGCCAACGCTTCCGATGTTGGCAAGCATCTGCTCTGCTGTTCTATCTGCTCTGCCAAGTAGCTCCTCAGAGAAAGTCTCGCCCGCTCCAAAGAGAACACCCTCTATACCTGCGGCTGCGCCAAGAGAGGCTCCGCCCTTGAGCATTTTGTCGGCAACAGTTGTGGCCTTATCTAGGCCGATGGCGCCAGCGACTGCTTTCTCAGTCGCAATGCCCAGGCGAGCCGCTTGTCCTGCCGGGGTAAGAGCCGAAGCTCCAGAAAGAATCCTTGCCGCAGTGGAAGTGCCGCCAGTGAAAAAAGCAGGCAGTACAGCCCCACCAATTTCACCAACGGCACTAATAGTGGGATTGTATTCTTCGAGCTTACGAAGCTCTTCTTCTGAGTAATCACCGAACTTCTCAGCAGCCACGTCGGAGAGGCCGAACGTTAAACCCCTTCCGGCGGCTAATAGAAGAGCTTCGATTCCGCGATCTTCACCATACTCGGCTTGCTCAATGCGCTCTTGCCTGTCTACTGCCAGGTCGTATGTTCCGCCCGCTTGTAGGACGTCGCCTAGATTTTCCGCAGGCACCGTCCCGTAGCGCCCATCGGGCAACTGGACGTTAACCTCTGCATCCTTCTTAAAGAGAAACCGCCCGCTCTTGTAGGCATCCTCCACAAGGTGGTCGGCTATGTCTCGCCACTCGTTGGCTTGCCTGTCGTAGAGCTTTGGCATTACACGCCTTCCTTAAATCCAAGCTCAGCCTTCAAGTCATCAACCTCATTCCTGCGCTTACCGTACTCACGATTAGGGTCTATACCTATGCTTTTTGCGTACCTTTCAAGAAACCCTCTGCCATCGGCGTCAATGCTCATGCCACCTACCTGGGCGGCCCTTTCTAAGATGTCCTCCAGGGTGTCGATCATCTTCTCGCCTCGCTCTTGCGGCGTTGCTGAGGGAGGAATAAGGGCAAGAAGAACAGCGAAGTCTTTGTCTGTTGGGCGACCGCCATCTGTCGCGTTTGTTATAAATTTAGCAGTGATTGTCCGAAGGCCTTCGTAAGTTGTTACATCGTCCGATGTCAAAATGGGAACCGCCCCTTCCCCTAGGACACCCCTGACCATAGAGCCAAGGACCCCTTCAAAACCGCCAACTTCTTTCCATTGCTTTCGCAAGTCTTTTACTTGGGCGAGGGCCATTCTAATTTTTCCGGCAGACGAGTCTTTTTTGCCGGACCCGCCCCGGACACCCGCCCGAGCCTGGGCGTTCATCTTGGCAACAGCAAGACTTCCTTCCACCTTGAGGAGTTCCGCTGTTTTCTTTTGTCCGTCAGCCTCAAGTTTTGCAATCTGCTCATCAATAGCGAGGTGAGCGTTTTCGCTTTTGTGTGTTGCTTTTAAGGCCTGAAGGCTTTGGGTTGCCGCAGCAATACCCGCCTTAGCTGTCGCAAGCTCCGCCGAGCGTTCATTACCAAACTTAGCCATCATGTTGGCGTAGAGGTTGTTCTTGTTTCGAAGCACATCCTTGCGAGTTCGAAGCTCTTCTTTCTGAAGGTCGATGTCTCGATTGATTGCATCGTTGATGATTTTGTATGCAGTGTTTGGCCCAGCTCGCCCAGACATGCCCTGCCCAAGAGCGCTCATTGCAATGGCAATGGCTGAACCGACGCGAGCACCTGTTGTCTTGAATGCTCTGTTGGGGTCAATCTCATGGCTTGTGACCATGCGCTCTGCATTTCGGATTTCCGCTTCAGCCCGAGCAGTGGCCTCGTCGTGGCGCTCCTTCATAAGCTCCATGCCGCGAACACGCCGGTCGGCCCTGTCGGCCATCTCTTGCTCCCTGGCTGCAACTTCCCCTGCCTGGGCCTTGAGCGTTTCAGCGTGAGCTTCTAGTGCTTCTTTCTGCTTTCCTGTTGACTCTTTAATTGCCTTCTCTGTTTGCCTCAGCCTGTATATGACGCTGTCGACACCGGAGGTTAGGCCTGCCTCTGCGGTTGCAGCATCTCTCGTCTTTTTGGCAAATGGAGAATCGGCCACTTCAGGGGCGGTGCCTTCTGTCGGGGCGGTGTCCGCCCTGTCGAGGTCCATTCTCCAGGGCTGCCCATCGGCACCCGCAGCAGGCTCCAAGAGAGCCTTATGGGCCTGGAGGTCAGACCTTCTCCCGCTTGCGCGAAAGCGTTGAAGGGCCGCATCTGCCTCCTCGGCCTTCTCCCTTTCTTTGACTAGGTGCTCCCCTCTTTTATAGATGTCGAGATCAGCACTGCTTCCGCTTTCAACAAAACGCTTGCGAGCCTCGATAGCTTCTTCGTATGTGGGAGCAGGTGCTCCATTTTGTCTGTTCGCGTTCGCCATATCTCTCTCCTAAGCCATCCACCGGCCAATGCCTTGGCCAAGAGCGCCTGCGCCCTTAGCTCCTGCCACAGCGCCCTCTGGGCCACCTATTGTGCCGCCGGCAATTCCGCCAATAGCGCTAAATATGCCTTCAAGGACATTTGCAAACATAGAGCCCTCTGTCGCTTCTGCTTGTTGCTGAATTTGCGCCATGGCGAAAGCCTTGTCTTCTGCTCGCTGCTCGCCCGCTATTAGAAGCTGCTCTAGGCTAGCTCCAGCCTGCTGCCTCGCCAATTCTGCTGCCGCGCTAATTTGCGCCTCGCCTTCAGCCTCAGACCTTTGAGCCGCTCGCTCTCCTGCTCGAAGGCTTTGCGCCGCATCAAACCCAGTGCTCGACGCGGCCATCCCCCGCTGCGCTCCGGTTAAAATTTGGAGCGCTCGCTCTGCCCTTATTTGCCCTTCTGTTTTTCTTTTTCCTTCGGCGGTTTCTGCTAGTCGGGACGCATACTCAAAAAGTTTGTCGCCCTCCAGTCCCGCCCTTTCCCTTGCCGCTCCTCGCCCAAGCTCAGCCGCCCGTTCTTGCGTTTTTTGCCGGTATTGGTCGTCAGACATCCTGTAGTAATAGTCGTCAGGATCTCCACCTTTTGACCTAACAAGGGCTTCCCATTCCTGACGAACCTCTCCGCCCGCTTGCGAGATGTCTTCCTGTGTAGGGTCGGTGTCGAGGTATCCGTAAATTGATTCATCAGGCATAGTACGCCCCCGGTACAATTACTGGTTTAGATTTCTCTTTGAGCTTTTCAAGATCTTCTTCAGCCTCGGCTCTTACAGACATTGCCCGAAGAGCCTCAAGGTCTTCCGGGTTAAACTGCGACATGTCATCAACTTCCGGGTTAAGCGCAGCCTTTTCTACTCTTGCCTTGAATTGAGCTTCCTCTAAGGCGTCCTGGGAAACCAGGTAACCGCCAAGGGCGCCCGTTGCCTCTGCTGCGCCGCCAATTAAGCGAAGCAGCTTTTGCTTTTCTTCAAGCTCTTTCTGTGTCTCTAGTCGAGACTTGCTAACATCGCGCTGCGCTTGTCTTCCCGCTGCCGACTCAAGGGCTCGCCCTGTTTGGGCTTCTCTTGCCATCTCGCGCTGAATTTCACCCATTGCGATTTGCTGCATAATCTGAGACGCCGCTTGCCCGGAAATAGCGTCCCTAACCATTTGCCCGCGCTCTTCTGCTGCTGCTTGCTGCCGAAGCATCTGAGATAGAAATGCACTTTCACCCGCCATTAGAATGTCCTCGCTTGAGATGTCTTAAAGTTTGTGCCCTCTGGCCGTACGCCAACCTCAAAGGCTAGTCCATTCAAGTACGCGCACTCCGTAGAGCCCGTGAGAACAAGCTTGATTCTTAGCGCTCTGTTCTTTTGGCTAGGCATATGAGTGCGGTACAGGAAGATATCGCTGGGGGCGCCGCTTACATTTATCGTTGGGGATGCCGTGTCGCTTGCCTTGTAGTCTACGTAAATCTGCGCCTCTGCCTCATGCGCTCCCTTGTACTCTCCCAAGTACATGAATCGGTAGATTCTGTCTTTGCGAAGAATGCCTGTCGGGGAGATAAACCCCGTGTCGACCACCATGTCATAGTTGGCGCTGTTGTCTTGAAAGACTGTTGTGGACTGCGCCCACTGCTTGCCGTCTGCGGTAAGCCTCTGGAAGGTTGTCCCGTCATAGACTTCGCCCACCTGCCAAGCGCTTGACGTGTATGCGACCGTGTATCTGCTCCACTGGCCAAAGTAGTAGTTGTAGACAAGGTATTCGTCAGAGCCAGATGCCGTCCCTTTGTTGGACAGCATAATGCGAACTTCGTTTGTCTCATCGTGCCTTAGCATGTTGATGGCTAGCTTAGACGTTTTATCTTCTACTTGGGCGCCAAGGTACTTTACGCTCATGTCTCGACCAACAACGTAGATGCCTCGATCTGACTGAATGAACGCCCCAATAGGCGAGTCCGTATGGGCCGCGCCTGCCTTCGCCCCTTGGCCAGAAGCAAACAGCCTTGGTGGGCGGTAAGGCCCAAAGCCTAGTCGGTCAGGCCCTCTGCCTGAAACAAAGAACCCATTGTCTTCGGTGAAGATGACCAGGTGGTCCAGGTTACTTTCAATTGCTGTTAAGGCGGACGGGTCACCAGGGAAGTTAATTTGAAACTCGCTATAGGACGCCGGAAAGCGAACGGCAGAACCATCGGTCAACGGCACGGACATATACACGTTGTCGTCGATGCCTGCTGCAAATATCTTTCCTTGATGCTTAACAAGGTCAGTGCATGAGCCAAAGCAGCCAGACTCTACTTCGCCATCTGTTGTGTACATTGGCTCCGCATTGATGACGTTTGCATAATCGGGGGGCATGTCGATAAGGGCGATTTCGTCACCAGCTCCAACACCATTAAGTATCGGAATTGATCCTATCTCGTAGAACTGAGCACCATCATCGTCTGTTCGATAAATGATAATGTTTACGCCCTTCCCTGTCGGCGTGGCTGTCGACCCCCCAAGAGAGTAAGACTCGCTAATAGCACCTTTCCGCGTTAAGGCCTGGGGAAGAGGGCGGACGTAAACAGTTACCCTGTTTGTGTTGTAGACGGTATCTATATCTATCTCGGCGTTACCCCCTCCGCCGGTTAAAGTTACCCTGTTTGTTGCCGCGTACCCATGACCTCTTACATCCAGGCTACTGCTTGAAAGGCTTACAGCGGTTATTCCCCCACTTCCATCAACACTTGAGGCTGTAACGAGGAGCCCTTGCCCTGCTCCGCCAGATGCAGGATAAGCTACTCCTGCCGTATAGCCGCTTCCCCCGTCATGGACAGAAATGGTTTTAGGAATTCCGCTAGTAATTGTTGTTTCGTTAAACGGCGCAGGGGCAGACCGATAGACATTTCCGTTTGAGTCGCCCCACTCATAAATGGCTGAATACTTGAGCACCTTTCCGTCAGGAAAGCCGCGAACTGTCCCACCCGCAACGTAGGTTGATGCTGACGCGCCCGTTTGCACCAGTTGGGAAATGCTTGGCGATACGACAAAGTCGTTCTCGAAAATGCGATCTCCATCATAGGCGTGAGCGACTCCGCCAGTCAAAAGGAGTGACCCATCAGCATCCGCACTCGCAATTGTTCTGCTTGGCGCAAAGTCGCAAGTAACCATGCTTATTCCAAACACATTGTCCGGGTCATAGTTGTGGTGTGTCGATGCGGTGTCTCTGGATGTGTTTATGTATCCGGCAAATCGAGAAGCGCCGAATCGATATTTGCCCGCAGACGCATCCTTGGAAACTCGCTGAATGCCCGTCCATAATCTTCTGTTTGTTTGAGGGCTTGTTCCTTCAACAAAGGCATATTGGGCTGGGTCCAATGTTACGTACTCGGAGGTTATGCATGTTGCGCATTGTCCCATTTTGGTTGCGCCAATTAATTCTCCGTTGTGGTTTAGCACTGCAAGGGTGTTTGATAGCCCCCTTCTTAATCGAGAGCTGCCCGAAGTGTCTTCAGCTAAAAGGTTGTCATTTACCACGGACATGCCGAAATAGAGGCTTGATCCAACCCTAAATGCATCAGACGTTATGGTTGAGCAGTAGCTTAAAGTGTCTTTATGGACATTTATTGATGATGTGGAAATTGACGCCACAACCCTTGTATCAAGGGCTATCTTATATATCCTCGACCAGTGCTTCGGCGTCTTTGCCGTGCTTCCCGGTTCAGCTTTTTTTACGACTGTAACCGGGACATAAATATCGGTCGAGCCCGACGCGGCAGTACCCGCAGTTCCTGCAAGTAGGTACATGTCTGCATTTGCCGTAGGAAACGCATCTGTTGCAAAATCCAGGTAACTTATCTGGCTAGATAAATTATCACTCAGTAGGGTAATGTATATTTTGCTTGAACCGCCATGTGAAACCGTGCACCCAAAAACAATTGCCGCAGTGGTTGCGCTTGCGCTGTCATCTAAGGTTTTTACAAATATCTCACTAGGAAGAACAGTGTCTGTCCCTTTGACATAAGTAGAGAAAGAAGCCGTCGCTGAAACAGTGGCAACGGTTGTCCCCTTAAGCGTAGTGCCATCAACCTCAAGGTACTGAACCTTAAACGCCGACCCAGTGTAGTAAGCAAGCACTCCCCCATTGGCTAAAGACTGCGTCCCTGCCGCATCGACAGCAAAAATGGGGTATGTTGCATCTAGGGCAATGTCTACGCCCGACCCGCCACTGGTATCTTGAAGCGTTGCTTCCGCCGTCTCACCCTGCGCCACTGTTGTCGATGTTGAGCAATCAATGCTTCGGTACTTTATCTTGTTGTTTACCGTGTCCTGGTAAAGAAGAAATATACGGTTACTCACCGTAAGGCATTGCGGCCTTGGTACCTCATACAGGCAGTTGGCAGCGGAAGCCGCGACGGTAATGGCGTAAGATGCGAGCAACTTGTTCGATTGGATCAAGACGCCCGTTTCTATATCCTCGGCATCGTACCTTACCTGATACTGCGCCAGGGTTGGGTAGAACTGGTACTCCGCCCAGGTGTAAACCCTGATGCCGTTTGCCTCTGTTATCTGGGCATTTCCCTGCCGCCTATCAGCCACACGACGCTTAACTTCGTTTTGAACCGTCATGGGAACAAAAGTTCCCTTGTCCACCAACACGTTTGTGGTTGGCGGGGCGGTTATCTTTGAGTAGACCTTGCTGCCGTCAAAGATGAGTGTCTCATCTTTATACTGAACAATGGCCTCTCCCTTGGAGATAGACCCCGAGCCGCCAACCGAACCACCTGACCCGGCAGTTACGTATGCCTGTGTGCTGTTTGTCAGAACAAACCCGCCGCGCTTCCTGACCTGGCCAGTCTTTTCGAAGCGCACGTTGTCTGCGGCCTGCAATGAATCAATACCAAGGGATGGGGCCGATGGTTTTTCGTCCATGCCTTTAGCGAGCGGAAACGAGAGTGTTTTCTTCTCTAACGGCATCAAAACACCCACAGGCTAATGGTTGAGTCTGCCGCAGACTGAACCGGAAGGTACTTGTCCGGGCTGTTGTTCTCGCCCTCTTTGACAATAACGACATTCGCGGCTGTCGAAGAGACGACCACATAGCCTTTATACCTTCGGCCAAGGCCATGGTAGACCTGGTAAGTCTTGTTTGCCACTAGGTCAATGTTGGCAATAAGCCGCCCATCAATAATCCCGCCAAGCTGCACACCACGCGCAAAGTCCTCAATCTTGTCTTGGACTCGATTAAGCTCGTAGTTATCGCTTCTGTATTTCTCGTACTCAACCATCAGAAGCCCCGATAGTTGACGTAGTCTTCAAGATAGACGCCAGTGTTAACGTCGCTAATCTTGTAGGATTCCCCAGCATCTCTGTTGCCCGCTGCGGCCTCAAGCCGCTTCCGAAGCTGCTCTTTGTAGACCATGTGGGGCTGGACATCAGACTCTTCTTTGAGCAGGCATTTAATGGCCGCATCGACCACCACATACTCTTCGTAGCCATTGGCTACGGCAGGCGCCACGCTGACAATGGTGGCGCTCGTAGAGCCTGCATCAAACCTTTGAGCCTCCGGCACGTAGTAGAGCTTCGCCGTTCCCGATGTCGTCGGGTCGGGGATGAACTTAATCTTGTTCCCCTGGATGGTGTAGCGCGTATCTGCGATTCTTGCCGCCACCGCCCCAGGCGAGTTGTACATGTTGCGGTCCTGAAAGCTGTAGCGCTTCAGGCGTC